CGAAAGTGATTGGCCGAGGGAGCCTCAGCGGTACGCACAAGATGACATAGTCATGGCGCCGCCCCGGCCCGACGTGTTCGAGAGCCTCAAGGCAAATCCCATGGCCCTGGTCCTTTTGGGTATCATCATCGGCGCCCTGCTTGTGAATATGCGCCCGGTTGTCATCAAGAGCTAGTAGTAAGTGTAATTTTTGTAAAATTGTAAGAAGAATCGAGCTTGAAATTGCTCACTGCATTTCCAGAAACGTATTTAGTGGTCTGTTTGATACCTGCGTCATTCTCCACCACGACGGTCAACGGAGGGTAAACCTTCATCGTGTTCGTCGTGGCCGTGAGCGGGTACGGACCACCGGGTTTGAGCGTCGTCTCGATGCCCGAGCGGCTATCCATGAGCACGACCACCGACGTGGCCTGACCCTCCTGAGCCTTGGTGTTATCAACGACCGAAGGATCCTGAATCGCATCAAAAAAGAAAAGGGGCGCCGAGCCTGAACTCGAATCTTCCCCGATAAAGTCACCTATAGGGCCCGTCCGTCCCTCTCTTACATTTTCTTGTAAAAATCCAACCCAAGAATTCTCCAACGTTTGAGAATTGGGCTCCATATCTCTGAATACCTCAAACTGGCTGTCGTAAGCCGGTACAGTTTGAGATATTTGTGCAGGTGCCGCCGGGATGTTCTTATAGGCCAACCAGGCCAGAACAACACCTATGGCGAACGCCAGAAGGATGAAAATCATTTATACTACTTTTAGATGCGCAAAAAAACTACACGGTCTCGTCACCTTCGGGGATGGTGCCCTGTGCGCCCAGCGACTCGGCCTCGCGGCGTGCGATCTCGGCTGAGACGCGGGCGTCAGCCAGCTTGACCAGCTCGGGCATCTCCATGTCCGGGAACTCCTTCTTCAGGTCGTCGATCAGGTCGGCCGGGTGAGGAATCGGCGGCACATCCGGCTTGGTATAGAACTTGCTGTTCTCGTCCCCGGGCTCGATGAAGGGCGTCTCAGAGCCCGTGAGAGGCTTGGCGGTCATGTCGCGCTTGCGCTTCTCGAACATGGCTGCGGCCTGAGACTGGTTCTCGCGATACTTGCTCATAATCTCCTCGAGCTTATCGTTCTGGTAGTGCACGTCGTTGATCTGCTCACGGTCCGGCGGAATCAGGAGCCACTTGTACATGTCGACCACGTAAATGTCAACGATCGCATCCTCCTTCTGAAGGCGCTTGGCGTGGCTGGCAGCCTCATCGCGGGTCGCAAAGCACCCACGAATCTTCATACCCAACTTCTCATTCTTCTGAGGCTGGTCGGGGCCCACGAAGGAAATGCATGCAAAAAGCTGTCCTGGGACGGTCAGGTAGTCAGAAGTTAATTCTCCAGCCATATAAAGTTAACAAGTGCTTATTTTTTAAGCCCAAATACGCAATGGACGAACTTCGCAAACTGCACAACAAGGCGAAACGCGAACTCATCACTCGGTGGGTCAGACCAGGTTCGACCGTCCTCGACTGTGGATGTGGTCGGGGAGGCGACTGGCACAAATGGAAATCTGTACAGGCCCGAATCTTCGCCATAGATCCAGATGAAGAGTCACTCTTGGAGGCTGAGAAACGGGCCCTCGAGATGAAATTGGGCGTGTGGTTCCTGGGCCGGGGGGACATCCGACAGGCTGCTTTCGCAGGGCCCTTTGACGCCGTCTGCTACAACTTTTCTTTGCACTACATCTTCGAGAACCCCGAGACGCTCGATATGTCCATCAAGGCTCTTGCCCTGTCTGTGGCGCCCGGGGGTCTCTTGATCGGCATCACCCCTGAACTAGCCAGGGCCGAGAGCCTCGTCGATCAGTTTGGACATTTCAAGGACAAATTAGGAAACGAAATTGCCCTCCTCCAGGAAAATCGGAGACTCATGGTCAGGTTGGTCGACGGTCCGTTCTATGCAGATGGTGGTCGGGAAGAACCCACACTGGACTCTGGGGTCTTAATTTCAAAACTAAAAGAGGTGGGCTTTGAAAAGATCGTTTGGGAACCCATGCTTCCACGACCCAACGGACTCGTGTCCGATCTGTACTCGAAATTCGTTTTCAAAAAGATCTCGACTGAACAGTAGAGGATGGATCAGGGTGGCATTTTGACGGCCCTCGTCCTCAAGACCATGGTGGCCATATTGGTTTTTGTCTTCAATAAGGAACCAGAAATGCTCACGGAGCTCAAGAAGCGGTATTGGGCCATGCTCGACATTCTCAGGGAGACCAAGGACCCCATGTGGTTACCGGTCCTCAAGCCATCCATCATCACGGGCCTCAAGGGGAAGAAAGATGGCGTCATAGGTTCGAACGTCAATAAGGGTTACGAGATTTACATCTGTCTGGAGGGAGACGATGTAAACTCGGCGATGTACGTGCTGATCCACGAGGTGGCGCACATGTCTGTACCGGAGTACGATCATACAGACGCATTTTGGGAGAATTTCAAGAAGCTCAAGGCTTTGTGCGTCGCCAAGGGACTCTACGAGCCGAAGGGTGAACGCAAGTACTGTGGGGAGGTGATACGAGACTAGCCCCGAGTCCGAAGGACTCGTCCTCCCCTCACATTTTTAGTTGTAATTAGTAAAGACGATGCCGAGATTCACTAATATGTTTACAGGACAGACACCCAATAACCGTCACGCCCAGCGCATGAATGTCATCAGCAAGAGCGCCAACCTGCGCAATGCTTTGGCTAAATTGAACAAGCCCAACGCGACTCACGCCAACGCCGTGGCCGTTCTCAACTTGGCACCCAAGGTTTTTCACACCCATGGCGCCATTATAGCCCTCCCCAAGACTCCGGGGAGTGCGATAAATAAGCTCATGGATGCTTATTTTGACTTGAGACCGAGATGAGGGCCGTTAGGCCCTCTGTTCGTGATCCCGCCGGGGCCACTAAGACCAGGTCCTGTGGACCTCCCCCTTAGGTGCGGTCAGCCAAAAACTGCTTCGCAAAGTAGAACACGATGGCCGCCACCAGTGCGCTGACGACCATACCCGTCAGGGACAGGTCGCCCGAGTCACCCGTGAACTTGGGAACCATGGATCCCAGCTTGCCCTGAACGGGCTTGGAGAATGCAATCACTGCAGCCAGACCAGCGATGGCCGCCGTGAACTGCTCATCAGTCAGACCAAAGGGGTTCTTGGAAGAGCCCTTGGACTCGGACTTGCGAGAGGTCTTCTTGTTGCCCTGGGTCGGCATCGGAGGGCCCATCACCTCGTCCTGAATCATACCACCCGGACCCTGCATAACCTCCTCAATCGGACTGGAGAAGTCGGCCATTTGAGATTCGTCAACATTCTTTTCCGGCTCGAACTTCAACAATCCAGTCGGAGGTCCTTGGGGTGTCTGGGTCAGGGACTCGATGGGGGTCGACATGGCGTCCGCCCCGTTGGGATCGTACGAGTTCATTGAATTTCAAGAGGAAATTCATTTCGCCTTTTTTACGACGATGGCTGTGGACCCTCTGGGTCGCGGGGCTGCGGCTGACGCCGGACCGGCCTGAGCGGCCCTGGGGTTATAGAACCTCTGGTGGTATTGCCAGAACGCCGCGCCTCCGACTCGGAAGTTTCGGCGGATCGGCGCCTTGTACCAGAAGACGCAATCGGTAATCTTGTTAGACTTGGACGTGTTGTCGAGCACGAGACACTCATAATTCTCAGTACAAGCGTCCATAACCTGACTGAACGTGTCGTATGAGGGAAACACCCCGAAGAACGCCTTGTACAGGTTTTCACGGTTCTGTCGGACGTTGTCCCTGAGAGCAAACACGTAGTCGACGTTCGTACGAATCATGGGCGTCATGTCCATGCAGTACTGGGTTGTCATCATGAAGAAGATCTTCCAGTGGCGGCCGTTCATAAAGAGCTGGCGGATGCACGTGTCGCGCATGAAGGCCCTGTCGTACATGCAATCGTCCATGAGCAGAAAGACGGCAGGAGTCCGGTCCTTGCCCATCACCTTCACGAGCTTCTTCTGTCGCTCTATGAGTTTCTCAATAGCCTCCTTATTGTAGTCTGCATAGACGAACAGGTCGGGGATGAACTGCTTGTAGTGTCCGTTCCCGTCCTCCGTACCGGACATGGCGATCCCGGCCGCCAAGTGCTTCTTGTGCCACAGAATGTCTGTGACGAGCGTGGATTTACCCGTCCCACGCTTGCCGATGAACACGCAAACCTTGTCGTCGCCCATGGAGCTCGGGTCGAACTTTTTGAGCTGAAGACTCATCCTGTAATTGGAGGGCCTTTTTTGAGTTGGGCTGGGGCGCAGCCGAACCGAGTCCGAAGGACTCGTGATGGCGAGCCTCCGGCATAAGTAAACGTGAAGGAAAGGGCGTCTACGACGCCCCCTTTTTTCCTTCCCATTTACTAGAGATGTCCGCCGGCTACATTCAGCTGGCGGCCATCGGTCAACAGGACGCATACCTCACGGGCAGTCCTCAAGTCACGTACTTCTTGGGGGTTTATCGCCGTCACACACCCTTTGTGCTCGAGGCTTACGACATCCCATTTTTGGATCAAAAATTACAGTACGGTCAAAATCACATCTGTCGAATCCCACCCAAAGGAGATCTCGTAAGGTCCTTGATGCTCAAAATGACCCTACCGGCCCTTCAGGTTATCGGTACGGATTGGTACTGGCCGATCGCCCCGTCCGTCCAGAACGTCGCGACCCTAATTTTCAATGGAAATTTGTCCTTTGCGAACACAGCCCCCTTTGCTGGTATCGATTGGTACTCGACCTTCAACCAGGCCAATTGGCTCAACGGCCCAGGACCCCAAGGCGTGTTCAAACCCAATGTCGCTTACGTGGCCGGTACCAACAAGTTTGCATTTTCGAACGTCGCCAACGTCTGGGTACCGACCTTTGCCCCGAACCAGACCAACGTGGGCGTCTTTTGGGGTCTGGACCCTCGAAACGCGAACGGTCAAGTCACCGTGGGGTCCGTCACATATCTCATATATACCGTAGGGTCGGCTGGACGCCAGTCGGACTTTAGTCTCGAACAATCTGGCTGGCTCCAAAATCCCAGCACGGGTATGCCCGACCCTCCCGCAGGTTCTGGTATATTTTTGGGTCTAAATCAGTCCAAGGCGCTGCCGTCGTCCGGCTTCATCAATTTTGGTACAGAAAGTGGCGTGACCAAATGGACCAACTACGACCCCACGAGTTCATTCGCCGTGACCCCGGGGGGGCGCATCAGTTTCCAGAAGACTGGTCTTTACATCATGCGCGTGGGGTTCGGTGCCGACTATGGCTCTTTGTCAAACGTCGCGTGGGGTGCCCAGACGGGTGACGGCGAGCCAGATTTTCCGACGTTCGCGGCTTCGTACCCGTGGCGCGTGTCTCCCAACCCCGCGACTCCGGCCATTTTTCCCATGAACATCACGACCACCAGCGCCAACGTCTACGTCTACGCTTACGCGACCGGCTCGTCCCTCGTGGCGAGTTCGTACGTGTCGATCATCAAGGCGGATTACGTGATGAGCTTGGCGTCCCCGTACGGCATGGGCGTCACCCTAGGGCCCGGGGGTGTCGTTCCCATTTACTCGAACATCGTCTCGACCGGTTCAGGGTTCGTATCCGTCTTGGCTGATTCGACCGGTCGTTTCAATATCAACCAGTTCGGACCTATGATCATCACCGGGACCCTGTACCTAAGTTCTAATTACGTATCGAACGTCCAGCTCGTCGAAGGGGCCAACGTCCTTTACACGTACGACATGACATCCCAGGGTCGCGACCCGACATTCGCCTTTTCTATGCCCGTGAACGTCACGGACACAGCCCGAAACTATTCCCTGAACGTCGCCACGAACAACACGTGGACCGAGACCCAAACCCTGCCGGGTATAAACCCCGTGGGCGCCGGGTCGACCGGTCAATGGACCGTTGCGACCACGACCGGACAGTTCCTCATGAATGCCAGTACCGAAAGCATCACTCAGCCAGCCTGGAAGGGTTTTTTGACTGCAAATTACTGGCAGGCGGGTTCGTTCGGTATGTACTCTCTGACGCCGCCATACTCGAACACCGCGTCGGCGCCCGTGACCAACACCACCCCCGGACCCCTCTCATGGGGTGGCGAGTGGATTCAGCTCGTCGCACCGACACAGACTTTGCTCGGGACGGTCACCTTCACGCCCGTCAGCGCCGATTTGGCCCCGGGTGAGTGCCTCATTTTGGGAAACAGCGTCGAGAGTAATTCTGGGTGGACAATCCTGAACGGCCCGACGACCCTGACGGGCGCGGTCCAGACCGTGACCGTCAACGCGACGGCAGCGTACCGCTGGTTCCGCGTCGTCTTCACCAAGGCTCTGAACGGCGTGAACGGCTACAAACCTGCTGTGAACGTCTCGATGACTGGACGTCAAACGGCCAAAATTCTCTTGAACAACTCATTTTTCATCGTGAATCAGGTTGGTGTGCCGGCATCGACCCTTTCGTCCATCGTGCTGCAGTACAACGGTCTCCTGATGACCCCCTCGACCACGACTCTCCGGACGCCTCTGCGGCTCACGACCGACTTTACGACCATAGGTAACGTATTCAACATCTCGAACGTGACGAGTCAGAACACCCTCGCGTTCAGTAACGTCGGCATGTACATGGTCACCGGCGTCATTTCGACGGCCGATCAGCTCACGTCCC